CGAAAACCCTTACCCGCTGGAAGAAGTGCTGAACGATCTACCAAAGCCCCTTGTTGTGCAGCTACTGGATCTTGTGCACCGGGAAGGCAAGCCGAAACGAAATGCAGCTAAAACCGTAATGGCTGCATGGCTGGCGCAGAACGCGCCCATGCTGGCAAAAGAGCTGCCGCCTTGTGCGTCCTTCTCTTTCGTGGAGGTGTTCGACAAAGCCCAGCGCGATGTTTACAAGTACCTGCACCGCAAGTACGACACGGAAACAGACTGGTACACCGGCGCAGAGTATCCCGCCGGGGCTGTTCCTGCGGCAGACGGGTCTACTTACTACTTCCCAGAGGACAGAGTTACCGATGCCCTCACGAAACGCGGTTTTAATCGCTGCTTGAATGGTTACATCCCGGAGTAAAGAATCTTACTTCACGAAATCTTACTTTTTGACCACGAAATTTGCAATTTATCTGCAAAAATCCGGTCTTAGACACGAAAAGCAGCTTTTTATCCACGAAATTCACTTTTTTGTGATTGAATTGAACTTTTTCGTTATCAAAACTTCAACTCATTCACTAAAACGGCACGAAATGGAGCATATTCATGGACGAAATTGAATTTTTTGCCCCGTGGCGTTTGGTCGCTGCTTTTGCAGACGGCTCCCGCCTGCTGTTCGATGGTCTTACGGAAGAACAGGCCAGAGAAGCAATGGAAGCCGCCCAGGAAGAGCACGGCGACATTGGTTACTGGAACCGGGTCACGGATCAGAACTATGAGGACGGCAGGTATTACAAGACCGTCCCGCCACCACCCTGCATCAACATCGTGGACTACGACGGCTACACTGGGCCGCTGGACGAAAACGGTCTGCCGGTAGGTCTGGCTGAACAGATTGCCCAGGCCAACACAGAGGAAGGCCGTGATCCCAACGAGGCGCAGATCATCATCAAGCGCAACGCTCCGCCGGATGACCAGCCGCCACACGAAAAGTAAATCACGAAATTCAAAAAGCCCGCCGGGTCGATGACCTGACGGGCTTATAGTGTTGAAAGGATTCTGTTATGCAGGAAAAACGTCACGGAACTGCCCGTTTTGTCTTGAGCAAAGAGGGGCAGCTTGAACATCTTATTCAAATTGGCGGTTACACACGAAGTTCCCTTGTCACACTCTATCGAATGACCGCATGATAGCATCAAAGATCAGCTGTGTCGCTTCCTTGTCCTTGAATCGAATTACATTTCCGCCGGGGACAAACATACAAACGTATCCCTCTTTTTCCTTGGTGACTATCGGGCAAAAACTCCACTTGTAGCGCAGTTCATCCGTCAGTTCATCGTCAGTGCGATCATCCAAAGCAATCATGTGTGGCAAACCATCTGGAGCTTTCACGGCCTTTCTTCTTGTCCACTTTCTGGCCGCTCTTTCCTTGATGATTTTCTCAATGTAGTTTTTCAATTCAATCCTGATTCCCATTTCAGTCTCCTTTGTACGAAACCCGGTAGGTCAACTGCCCGCCGGGTTATTTCTATGCCTGTTTTCGGATTTTTTGGGTAGTCGTGTTTGTTTTTCTGCGGATGGTGGACACGATTTTGCGGAAGCGCCTGTGCATGAGGTTCCACAGGCCGCCTTGCCTATAAGATAATATCGCCCTCCGCCCAGGCATCCGCCCGGCAGCGTTCCTCGCGCACGTTTAACGCACGCGATAATAAAGCGCCGCACTCCGGGAGCCGTTCCAGACCGCTGCCCAGCTGTGCAAGAGCTACGTTCCGCAGGTACTTCAAGTGCTGCACACTGTACGGAACTTTCTGCTTCACTTCATGCCATTTTTTGTGGCTGATGTAGAACTCGGTCAAAATCATATTGTGGCCACTGTCCAGCCTGTTCATTTGTCCCTGGATGATACGCTGATCTCCCAGCAAAACCGCCCGCTGCTGTTCCAGCTGGCGCAGCCGTTCACCAATGCCCAGTTCTTCCATTTTGCACGCCATCATTGCGGTACTATCCCCGTGAGATCCGCCGTGCGGCATCCCATCTGCGCCCATGCCCCGCATAGGGTCTATTTCATCGTTCAGCACGGCACACTGGCGGCGGATGATCTCAATCCGCTGCGGGATGTCTGCGTAATATTTCAAAATTGCCTCCGCCTCGTGTACCCTCACTGTTCAATCCTCCCGAAATTCAAAAATCTTTCTTGAAAAGGGGTTTGCCGAAAATGGGATCTTCTCCCTCCACGCGCTCCACCATGGCACCTACGCCGTAGATGTCCTCAATGACGCGGCGCAGACGGTCATAGGCCACCTCTTCTCCGTCCTTGCTCCATTCAAGGAACTGGGCATAGTTCGCCTTGGCTTCTTTCTTCACAGCCTCGATCTGTTCAGGGGTGTATCCCATTTCTTCCAGCGATTCCGCCATAAATCGGATAATCATTTTTGCGGCATCGCGGCGCTCCGCCAGAATGCGCAACTTTTTTTCAGAGCCCACCAAATCACCCGCCGGGAGCCAGAACTCTTCCGGCATCAGGTGGGCGGTGCGCTCTCTCAACCGCTTCCGGGCTTCCGGCGTCCCGTACTTGTCGAGATCCAGAATGTACCGGGATGCAGCATTATTCATTTTCAGGGTCAGGATAGTGGATTCTTTCTCGCCCCAGTCCCAGAGATCATGCGCCGCTGCAATGGTGCAGTACGAAACCACTTGCCCGATTGCCTCACGGTTCAGCATGGTACGGCGCTTCGACTTGCTGATGTTGATCTGCTGGTTCACCGCATTCTGGATGCTCTGCCGGTAGAATGCCGGCATCCTTGCTCTGCTTTTGCCCATGATTGTTCCTTTCCCGCCTGTTCAGCCAGGCGCTTCCACTCTTTCGTTTCTGCTTTTGTGTCCGGTGTGATGATTTCAACAAAGCCCCAGCCTTTCGGTTTGGCTATTAGGTCTATAAAAAGCCTGCGGCGATAGATATAATCCCGCTGTGCCTTCCTGGTAAACTTCGACTTGATCTCGACCACATCCACCCGTCCGTCTGCATAGGTGAGCTTATAGTCCGCCGTATAATGCGCCGCCGGGAGTTTCACCGCGCAGTATTCTTCCTCCGGCAGCAGTGTCCACTTCGGGTGCGGTTCTGCCGACACGATTTCCCCGGACTGAATGCCGGGCAAGATGGTGCCGATGTAATACACATACTCTCCGTAGGAATCAAAAGTTTTGCTCAACCGCCCGGCAGCGCTTGCGGCCTCCGCCATAGGCTGCGCATGGGTACACTTTCCCCGTTGTCTGGCTGCTATCTGAGCCTCTGCCTGCGCACGGTAGCGCGGCGGCAGGTCATCCAGTTCCAGTCTGGCGCTCATGGCTGGTTCCTCCTGTTCTTCCGCCGGGTGTCCGGCTTCTTTTTCAATTTCACGATCAGGTGCTTTGTGTTGTTCCCCGTGATGTGCTGTTCGCACTCGCGCAGGGTATAACCTGGGTATTTTTTCTCCCAGTATTCACGGTCATCCGGCAGGGCAAATGCTTCGTCAAAGCGCTTTCGGCTCCATCTGGTATCATTCGGGCGCGGGGTTTTCGGCTTTTGCAGCCCTTGGCTCTGCCGCCAGCGCCGGATACGGGCGTGGGCTTTCGTCATGTAGGTTGTCAAGCGCTCAAAGCTGGAACAGGTCAGGTCGATAGGCTCAATTTTCACAAGCCCCATCGGCCGCCCGGTGCTGTCCCGCCACAAGTCCTTGATCTCCTGCCATGTCAGATTGCCTTGCAGAATCACATGATGGTGGTGTCTGCCGGTAACTTTCCCGTCCTCGTCCACCACGCTGTACTCTGCAACCTGCATCCACTTGGATGCTTCCCGCCCCGTCTTTTTGCAGAAGCGCTTCAAGCGGCGGGTAAAATTCGTCCAGTCCCGGTCTACCTGGTCAAAATCTCCGGGCGCTGGCTGGTGGTTTTGGTCGTATGTAAACGTGACCGCCCAGTCGCCTTCCCCGAAATTCGTATAGGCCAGCTGGCAGAAATACCGCCTTGCTATCATGTCGTTATACTTCTGCTGCGCAATGGAGGTCGCCAGTTCTCTTTTGCGGCGGGTGCTCGCGGTGTGCTCCTTGTCCGTTGTTTCAAAGAGATCCACTTCTGCATAATCGGATGTTCCGAGAATGTGTTTCTGCTCCCGAATGTACCATGCCCGCACCGTTCACTTCCTCCTTCCGCAAAGTTCTACTGGGATTTTCTTTTCTGTGGACCAAACACACACGGCTTCGCAGGACAAGGGGGATACAACGCCGGGCAGGTCTTTCTAAGTTTCCCATTCCGTCAAGCCCTACAGACCCGCCCTCGTTTTCTCCCCCTTGACCCCCGCTTTCCCCGGCGTGTTCTTCCGTGGTCGCTAGATTAAGTTACACATACAAGCCCCTTGCCGCCTCGTCAGGGCGGCAATTTTACGACGGGCTTGCTTAATTCTTGATTAGGAGCTTGATTAGTTTACTTCGTAGTCACCAATGCCGTTCTCTTCCGTTCTGGCTTCCCAGTACTCGCAGGTGTCCTCCGGGTCTGTCATGTCAGCGCAGTTCGGAGATTCACCGTTGAAGCAGATCCAGGTGTAGCCCTCGTGCCAGCGGCAGGGGCAGCAGGTTCTTTCATATTCCATGTTTTCACCACCAAAAGTCACAGAATCCCCGCACCGCATCTTCATCCACGAAAATTTCCATTACGAATACTTGTTCTCTGCCACAGCACTGGCACACTTTACCGGTAGTTCCGTATGGTTTCAAAATACATGGTACGGTAGGAATCCGTACTTGTCTGCCGCGGTTCAGTCCTTCGGACGGATATTCTTTTCCACAGAATTTGCAAACAGCCGTTTTCCCGACGCAAACGATCATACTATCATTTCCAGCTTCATAACCTCAAAATCTTCAAGGTTTGGGTGCCGTTTTTTGGCCGCGCGGCGTGCTGCCGTGTCGGCTTCTTCCTCGTTGTCCGCCTCGACTTCAAATTCTCCCAGACAAACCTCTCCGTAAGATTCGTAGGCTACAACCTCTGCTTTGTATTTCATTCTTCATCATCTCCTTTCGGCGGATCCGGCAGCGGCATCCAGTGTGAAACTCTGTGCCCCGCTGGATTCTCCGAAACGCAGCGTCCCAGATCGTCAAACCACGAATAGCCTTCCAGCGTGCCTTCCGTCTGATTCCCATCCTCGTAGTAAAGCCAAACCGTGTCACTTACTTTGGAAAAAGCCGGGTTATTGCCTCGTGGGCAAGGCGTGTGATGCTTTGGCGGAAGTTCCACCTTCACATCCCGCCACCACAGATTGCTTTGCGGTTTGATTGTCGGTTCCACGGAGAGCATTTTCTCCACCATCTCGACCACCTTTGCCCGGTCTTTTCCGCGCCCTTGCGCTCCCAGCAGGCAGCTTTTCATGGTGTTCAGCTTTAATCCAAAAGCAATTGAATTTATCATCCGCTGCTTCATTCTCCATTCTCCTTTCCAATTTCCTTGAACAGAACTTCCTCGTTTTTCTTCCAGTCATAGACTTTGCACGGAATATCCGTCCCCGGCACGGTCTTTTTCAGCCCGTCCATCTGCCAGACGTTCCACGAAACAATCTCTGCGATGATTTCAACGTGTGCTTTGATCGGTTCTCTTTTGAAATACTGCCGCCAGTGTTCACAATAGGTCAGCAGCAAATTTGCCCTTGCCAAAAGCAGATTGTCGCCTTGCCACTCATACCCGTATGTACTTGAAAACGCTTTCAGCGCCTCGCCGAAATATAGCGCACCGTATCCGCATTTGTACCGGTTATACGTCCATTCCATCCGTTCGGCGCCGCTTCTCCCATCCGGGTACTTTCGGATATTTTGGGAAATCGCTCTTAGTTTCCGGTCAAGCAGGCCAATACGATCCGGCACCGGAATTGGTTCTCCCGTTACAGTGTTATACCTGCTCACAAGAAAGGGCGCTTCTCCACAGGTCACTTCCAGGCAGGTCTTGCTGATGAAGTTTTCCCAGTTGTCTACATCGAGGTCTTTTTCCGCAAGGTCTACCATCTTTTTGCATACCCACGTTGGAGTAAAAACCTCCGCTTTCTTTCTGGTTCGTTCTTTCTGGCTTTCGATTCTTTTCAGAACTCTTGGGACTATCCCGGCGCTTTCCACCTGCTTCAGTGTGATCTCGTCCGAAAAGCAGCACCAGTTTTCCGGTGTCGGATCTGTCGCCCAGATGATGTTTCGCCCCGTTGTGCGGTCTTTTAGCAAGGTCGGCAAAACGTGGCAAAGGTATTTGTCTGTGAAATCAATCAAGGTCTGCATTCTCTGTACCTCAACGGCTTGTTGAAATAATGGACCGAAACCCATTCTTTTTTTCGGAGTATCGTTTCCTCACTGATGCAGGTTCTTGCGTAGTCAAGCTGCTTGTAGAGAATGTCATAGCACTTTCTGCAGACCATAAAGCCCGGTTTTCTTTCTCCGCCGCACCTAACGCAAAGTCCAGCTTCCCGCCACTTGAGTTCTCTCGGTTCCCTCCACCTTCTTGTGGCGTTTCTCTGGACAATCATGCAGTCGTAACACATAGAAGTGCTGTTCCCCCAAAGCGGTTTTGCCCCGCACTTGGCGCACATTCCCTTGTTCTTGTTTCTAGCTCTCCGGTTTTTCGCATAGATGTTCCGAACGTCCCGGACGTTATTCCAGTTCTCGCGATGGAGGCTTCTGTCTTTTTCAAGACAGACGTCGCATTTTGTTCTGTTCGGGACTGCTTCCGCCTGTCCACATTTCACGCAAATGTGGTGGTCTTTGTACCAGTGATAGCGTTTTCTGCTCTCTTCGTTCTGCTGAAGCCGGACTTCATCCGTTTTGTACTTCATGGCTAACTACTTTTTCTTTCAATGAGAACAACATCACTCGGTTCACACGCATATCTTTTGAGTGATCCGTTTCTCATGTCAAAATCAGCAACAACATTTTCATCCCGATTGCCACGAATTACCGTTCCCGTTGTCTTTAATATTTTTGAATAAACCAGATCTCCAACTTCAATCAGTTCATCGTAGCCTTTAGGCCGAACCGGATTCAATTCAATTTTTGGCTGCGGCTGATCCGAACGGTTCAGCGGTTTATCGAACGCCACATTCATCCGGTCGCCCTCCGGCTTGTCATGCCATGCCAGGGCGTGGCGAATGGCAAGCCATACCTGTTCTGCCCGGTACGGCACCTTCATTACGTCTGAGATCGGGGCAGGGAGAACGCATCTGCTGTACAGCCGTTCCATTTCTAACAGCATGGTATTTCTGCGGTCAATCGCAACGTCAAAAGCGTTTTTGCGCTGTTCCTCGCTCTGAAACGCATTGTTTTCCGCATCGGAGTAGAATTTTGCAAAACATAAGTCATCAGCCAGATCCCAGAACTGTCCCATGTGCAGCCGCAGATACCACTCGCAGGCAGTCTGCACAGCCTCCGCCACTGGGCGGCTCATGGTCATCGTAATGGTTTCGACCTCTGCCGGTGCATTACTCTTCTTCGTCATAGTGCGGCTCCTTAGCTCCCGGCCAGTTCCGGCGCTGGCTACGCTCAAACTTTCGCGCCATTGCCGCTACCTGAATAGCTTCCACGGCCAGGGCAACCGCCCGGTCATACACGCCCTTCGTGGAGATCTGCGGATCGTTGGAGTAAACGCCCATCCACATTGCGTTCAGTTCCCGATGCAGCCCATCCATTTCCCGTGCAGCTTCCACGGCTTCTTCCTGGATCACAGCCACGCCCTCATGGTTACTTGCAAACATCCGAAACTTCCTGTTTGCTGCGGCCAGTTCAATTTTGACCAGCCGCTTCACATCATTTTTCACAGCGTCCATTGTTGTTCGTCACCTTTCTTGCAACATTCTGGTTATAGCAGTCTTTGCAGCTATACCGCTTCCAGATAACATCTCCGATCTTTTCCTCGCCGCAGTACACCATCGGCTTGCCGCAGTTCTGGCAGATCGGCCAGTTCGGAGCCGGGCACGGCGCCACATCCGCTGCCGGTTCTCCTTCCAAGACCTCAATAACCGCATTCAGTACGCGTCAGGTGCTAATTTCCAGCATTGTTCCGGCAAATGCAAAATCCCACGGTGCCGATGCCGTGCTGTGAGCTCTTTCTTCTTTGAGCCGCTCAATCAGTTTCGTTGCGTTGATGTACTTGTCAGCCATTACCGCTTTCCACCCGCTTGCTCAAATCCTCAACGTCCGCAGCGTCCGTCGTTTTCGCCACCATATCGGCAAGTTCACGCAGTCCTAATTTTGCTAGCGATTCCAGTTTCACGGGAAGCACAGCGCCGCGCACCACCATTCCGTCTTTGATAACATAGTAGCGGCCGCCGCTCTCCATCTTCCTCAGGCAGTATTTGAAATACCCGCTCTTGCGGATTTCGTCCGCCACCGGCAGGATCTGCTTTGCATCCACAAAACCTACCGTCCCGTGGTGCGGATCAATCATCGGGATCAAATCGTTCCCGCAGTACCGGATGCTGATTCTGCCGGTTACGCAGTCCACCTCACTGTCTGCCGTGTCGTCCAGATTCATGCCCCCGACGCTCCGCACTCCGTTCGGGCAAGGATCTGCGTCGAACTGAATATCTTCCCATTCTTTCTTGCTGATACCAAGCAGCGTTGCCAGTTCGCTTTCGTTCTGTGCCTTCGGGAAACCGCTCAGCGGAAAGATTGTCGTTTTCGTGCCGATATACAAATCGCATCCCGTGCTTTCTTCATAGAGCACCTTGTAGAGCTTGCAGTATTCGTCAGCCTTGATAAGTTTTGCGATTGCCGCCAGTTTCATTTGTAACTCCCTTCATTTTCGATCACCTGAACCTCAAACGTCTTGTACTCTCGGTAGTGATCTTCTGCCATCTTTTTTGCCTTTTCAACGGCCAGCTCTGCGCTGGTTGCTGTGAGCCTATAAGGCAGCCACGCGGGCAGGCCGCTTTCACCGGTTGCTTTCAGCAGGATATAATACCTTTGCATTGGTGCGTCCTCCTTCCGATTTTGGGCAATCCCGGAGTTGAACCGGGTGCGGGCCTGTTCCCATGCTCACAAAAAAGACCGCCGCGGCGGGCGGCCTTTATAGTGGAGTGCACTATTCTGTTTTTAGAATCTCTTTTGCCTCCGCCTTGTGCTTCAGCACGCTATCCCTGCAGGTCGTGCCCTTGTCCCGGATCTTTTCCAGCGGGCACTTTGCACACGGCAGGAAGTTCTGCCTCATCTTTTTGCAGAGAACATTCCTTGCCGCCAGAATTTCCTTCCTCATCATGCGAACAGATACAGCCAGCAGTATTTAATCAGCGCAGCGGGCACAAAAAATATCACCGCTGCCCACAGCGCCACGCCCAGTACAAACAGCAAGATTCCCAGTGTCTTTACAAGTCCTTCCATGTCGTCCTTCCTTTCTACTTTTCCGTTATGATCCAAACCCTGTGCTGGCCGTAGCCATCCCAGTTCAGTGCATCCTTATGGCTACCGGAAACGGCAACGTCCAGATGTTTTCCCTTTACGCTGGCTCCGGTGTCTTGAACGATTCTCACGCCCACATCCTCAATGTAGAGGACGGTTCCGAACGGAAAGACGTCTGGGTCTGCCGCCACTGTCACACCTCCTTCAACCGGCGTGCCGCTGGCGGTAATTCCCGTTCCGGTTCCGCAGATGTGCTCCCGCTTTTCGGTGCAGTACGCCGTGCAGAGGAAGTCTCCTGCATCCTCTACCAGTAACTTTCCATCCAACCGGTCCCGCGCTTTCAGCGAATCCCGCAGGGTATCGGCATACCCCGCAATTTCTTTCGATACGCCCTCCCAGTCCTCATATCTGGACTTGTAGATGTCTCGCTGGCATTCCAGATCGTTGATTCTGTGGTAAAGCGCGTGTAAAGCGTAGTCGTCTGTACACCAGCGATCAGTACTACCACCAGAGCGATTTTTCCTACATCAATTTTCATGTTCGTTCCTTTCCGGGAAGTGCTTCTTCGTAACGGCGATTGGGAACTCTTCGATTTCCGATGCCCACCGGGCGGTTCCAGTTCCGTATGTAGTCTCCCATACCAGCGGGAATCCGCCGATACCATCAAACAGGCTTCCCAGCTTTGCGCCATCTCCCATGTATGATTTCATCTTCTGTGCAATCCAGAACCACTGCGGTAACGCGATGCTGTTTCCCAGTGCCTTGTATCGCGGGCTATCCGCAGGTTTGTGCTTCTTGCCCTTGGTGTCCACCCACTCCCCTATGCCGGGCAACCGGTTTCAAAGTTTCCCGGCTTTCATGGAAAACAACCAAGGCGCAGATGGGGTCTGACCCCATTCGCAGCGCTTCCGCCTATAAGAAGTGCTCTGCGCCATATAAAAAGCAGCCCCGCTTCTGCGGTGCAGGGCTGCTTATCTTACGCTAGAGAAGAACCACGCTTTGTATCAGCAGCATTGTTTTTCTCATAGTATTCGCATTCAGTGTTGTACCCGTTGCACGGTGCGCACCGAGCATCTGTGATTTTGAACGTGCGCTTGCACTGTTCTACGTCGCCCTTCTTTGCGCCCCTGTGCGGGGCAATTCTGGTATGTACACTCCTTGCCAAACTCTTGACCTTCCTTGCTTTATGTAGGTAGCTGCACCGCCCAAGCGGGGAAGGGTTGCGGCGTTTGTCCTGCACTACTTCCCAGCGCTCTGGCGGATTGAAGTTTTTCCTTTGCTTTGCCCAGATTTTGAAGCTGCTGAAGCTGCTTTCCCATGTTCCCAGTATTTCATCTGCCCACTTGAGCATTTCTTTTACGGCTTCCGGTAATTCAAACTTTCCATCCCATGGAGGTTCCTGTACTTCTTCAACATCCGGCATTGTCGCCGGTACTTCTATTCGCTCACCGTTCGGAAGGTCCATGTAGGCAGTGCACCCGTTCACTCTCCTACCTCCATGATGTGCGTTGCGATCATGTCAGCCATGTGCAGACACAGGACTTCCGGGTATCTGTCGTATGCCTTGCTAAGAGTGTTCCAGTCCCGTTCTCCGGTATAGGCACCCATGTGCCACCGGATTGCCAGAATCTCCTTTTCCGTCAGGTGAATCCAGTGCTGAATGTTGATTACGGACGCTTCACCATGCCCCAGCAAATCCGTATCTCTATACTGATAACTTCCATCCGGTTTCTGGATGTAATTTCCGGCTTTGCAAACGTCGTGGAGCAGGGCTGCGGTCAGGACTGCGTTCTTATCGCACCTCGCAAACTGCGGCATATTCTCGCACAGTTCCAGCGCAGCCCTCGCTACGTTGAGCGAGTGCAGCACCAGGCCGCCGGGGACGTTCAGGTGATGCTTTGCGCTGGCGGGCGAGTTGTAAAAGTCCGTTTCTTCCAGGACGATCATCAATGCCATGCCGCCCGGTCTGCCTTCAATGGCCTTCGTCAGCAGCCGCTTGTACTCTTCTTTCAGGAGTTTCTTGTCCATAATCGTTCCCCCTTATGCCTTCTGCGCGGCATCCTGGGCAGTATCGGCAGCCACGCTCTTGTCGGTGGATGCGGCGTTGTCTGCTTCCTTTTCTTTCCATGCCTTTTCCAGCGCCAGCGGGAGGGCGAAAACAGCTTCTACCAACTGCAGCTTTGCATCATCCAAGCTGTCCGCGCCCAGTGCGATGGTCTGCGTCATCACGCTGATTGCCATATTCTGCAGGGTAGTGGTTTTGCCGTTCAGGTACATCTCCACATGATCCTCGTTATTCAGTACCACTTCGATCTTTGCCTTGCAATCTTCTCCCATGTTGTTTGTCCTTTCTGTGCTGCGTGAATATTCGGTCAATGGTGGTACATTCCGGGGTTAGCACCGGACGGAAGGGAATGCACCCCCTCCTGCACTGGCTGTACCATATCAAAAGAGCGGCGTCGGACAAATGATGCCGCTCCTCCTGCCCATGCGGACCGCCCTGCCGTGTTCTTTCTGCCCCCAGCAGGTAAGGCCCCGGCCTTGCGGTAGCCGGGCGGCTTCCCCTCGTAGTTCAGCCGCATGGTGGGCGTGTAGGTCTGCCCATGCCTTTCCGGTTCTGTCAGTCCCAGTCCCGGACTTCGTTGTTCCAGTCGTAAGCCTTGTTTACCAGCGTGTCCAGCAGCACCGGCACCGCCCATGCAACGGCAACGAGATCCGGGTCGTAATTGATTTTGAAGATCCAGCAAACGCCCCAGATCAGGGTTGAGAAAATGCCGTACAGTATGCCGAACACCAGCAGGCTTTCGCCCAGGTGCAGCGCATCGCGGCGGAATCGCCGCCAGTTGAACGCCTTATTGAAGCTGTTGATTCCCCGGTGGAGTTTTTCAAGCATCATTTTGTCCTCTCTTTGCATTTAGCCTTTCCTGTAGTACAATGAGCACGGAAAGGAGGTGATTTCTTTGAAGCGTTCTGAATATAACCAGATTGTCCTTGCCATTGTCGAAAAGACAGAATCCGAATTGAACAAAGGAGTAAAGGAAGCATACCGATCCGGCGGTCAAAGTTCCACCCTTGCCTATCTCGCAGCTTCGATTCCTGACACCGTTGCTCACATGGTTTCCGACATCCTCAAGCAAAGTGGGGTTCTTCATTTTGAGGATGATGGCTCTCCAGATAGTGAGTAAATTCTCGCATCTGCTCTTCTGACAGCGCTTCCTTATTGGGGACGTTGAACGGTTGCGGCCTTTGCAGTTCCAGCGCAAAGACCGCAATTTCTTTTGCCTCGCCAGTGATTTCAATTTTCATTTTTCGTTTCGCCTCCCTCCATGTGAAACAGGCTGGTTTGACTTGTATACTCTGCAAATCGTTCTTCTTCCAGTTGGAAATAGAACGGGTCAATTTCAAAGCCGATAAAATCAAGTCCCGCTTCATAGGCTGCTATGCGGCTGCTTCCGCTTCCAAGGTGAGTATCAAGAATCTTTTGCCCCGGCTCTGCATAGTTTTTGAATATCCAGTCGTACAAGACAACCGGCTTCTGGGTCGGGTGGATTCTCTTTTCGTTCAGGGATTTGTTTCCCTGCATGGTGCCGCCTTCCGCAATACTCTTTCCTTGCATCATGCCGGACCACATATAGCGGAACAATCGCACCGATGTAAATAAATCGGTCGCCGCTATCTCGCAGTCTGAAAAGCTGGAACTTCCATTGCACTTGTCCCACACGATCCGCCCGGTTGCAAACTTATAATCAAAGTAGTTGCAGCCCCACACGATGTAGTGTCTGGAAACGCGGAGCAGTTCTCTGAAATACTCCGGTCCCGGCCTGATCCATGCCGGTGAAATCGGATAGTCCCGGTGTACGCCTATCTTGCTTACCTTGGAGCCGTAAAAGCCCCGACGCTCTGGATCAGAGAAGTACGGAGGATCTACAACGGCCAGATCAAAATAATTGTCCGGGAACAGTTCCATTGCCGGAACGCAGTCCACGTTGTAGCAATGGTTCAGCTTGAATACTTCTCCCATCCTTTTTACTCCGCCGGGCGGTCAGCCCAATACCTGAGCTGCTGCTTCTTGTTGTACAAGCGCTGCTGTCCCAGCGCTGCGCTGTACCCGGCGCGGCCATTGGCGTCCATCTTGCCGGTGTCGCTGCGCTTTAACTCTTTATATATTGTCGAGTAATTGAATCGCATCGCCCTTGCGATCCCCGCCACACTCTGCCCAGCATTGTACCTGGCTTCCAGCGTCTTGCGGTCATCTTGGGTCATGTGCTTTGCCAT